GGGAAGAGGTCCCTCAATACATTAAAAAACTCACGGCAGCCATCGCTTCTATTATGGCGTTGACGGAGCAGACCGGAGGAACATACGACGACATCACCTCGTACACGATAGGCGACAGACAAGTATCAGTCGGGGAGCCTTGGGTGAACATCGAGAACACGATGAAGCACCTGGAGCGGATGGTCAAGGAGCTAATGAAGAACATCACGAAACCGTGGAATATCTACTAAAATGGCGTTGACGGCGAATCAAACAAGGCAGCGGGACAAGCTGAGGACCGACATGACACATATAGTCACAGACTTGATGAGTCAGGAGATTACCCTCAGGCAGTTGACGAAGTCATACGATGCGAACGCCAAGTACACGGGTGCCACGGTAGAGGAGACGACCATCAACGCAGTGATATCATACATCACCCAAGCTGACGATGCACTGGTATCTGCTGGAAAAGCGAAGGTAGGGGATGCGAGGATATTCGTGGAGTACGACAGCATGCTCGAACATGAGGACGAGATTGTGGACCAGAGCGGAGATAAGTGGAGGGTAATCGAAATCTACAACAAGCCTGAAAGCTACGGGACTGACACGGAAATCCACGCGATAATAAGGAGGGCTCATTCAAGATGACGCAGACGGTATGGCCTCAGCAGTTGGCGGCAGTGGTGAAAGCCGACCTCAACAGGTGGGCTGAAAAGGCTAAAGGAGACGCATCAGAAGCTTTGTATCGTGCAGGATTATCTCTTGAAAAGCACGCTAAAAGATTGTGCCCTGTCGATACCGGAACATTGAGAGCCAGCTTGCATACTGTCCGGATTGATGCAGAGACTGTGGAGGTCCGGGACGGCGTGAAGTACGGGAAGTTCCTGGAGTTCGGGACGGTCAACATGAACGCTCAACCATATATGCGGCCTGCTATCTATGCAAGCGAGAACGAGAGATTAAGGATAATGGCGGAGGCTTTCGATGGACCCTGATAAGAACCCTAAGACGGTCATTCGTGACTGGCTCCGTGGAGATGTATCCGGACAGACATACGGCGGTTTGACAGATCCCAACAGCAGCGAACGCGCGGGGGCCAACTGGATTTACGACGACAAGCCCTTGACAGACCTGAGCAGCAGCTCATATCCGAGAGTATCAATCCTCCAGGTGACCAAGCAAAAGGTGACGCGTGGGGGCCGGAGCAGCTTGGCATACGACCGGATTCATCTGCAGGTAGACGTCTATTGCGCTGAGAGAATAACAAACCTCCAGGTCGGTGGGACATCTTATGACCAGCAGCAGTTGACAGATATCCTGGCGCAGCAAATGCAGGAGGGAATGATAACGTACTTGACCGACGACCTTTTCACCTACGGGGGCCTATATCTCCCTACGGATGAGGAGTGGATGGTCAACGACATACAATCCCGGCGGGATGAAGGCCGGGACGCAGTCGGTTCGACTGCAACAGGAGGGACAAGGGACTACGACGTATGGGTCAAGACCTTTGAAATCGTCCTGAGAGGATTCAATACAGGTGTATAAAAAAGATGAAATTAAGGCACAAGAACTACGGAGGCGCAGTCACCGTGGACGGAAAACGGTACGTTTCATCCGGCGCGATCCTAACCGTGCCTGATGACGTCGGCAAGAAGATACTCAACGAGTTCCCTGACTGGGGGAAAGCCAGTCCAACCAAGGAAAAGAAGGTGAGAAGCAATGGTTAAATTTATCCAAAAAAGGACACAGACAAGCTTTGAGCAGGTTGCAACGGGGAGCTATCCAAGTGCAGCTGCTGCAATGGGGACGGCCCTGGCATTAGGGCACAACGTGAAGCACACTATCAATGACGACCAGAACAAGATGGAGCGGCTTCCATGCACAAGTCAGACGAGAGATGTGAAGGGCCACTATCTCGGTGTCCTGGACCTGAAGAACGGGTTGGAGTGGGAGCCTATTCACTTCGCATTGTTCGCCAATGCGATAGGGCAGTGCACGACCACGGGTTCGGACCCGTATACTCACGTGCTCGCTGCAGAAGAAACACCTGACCTTCCGCCTTTCAACGTTGAACACGTGAAGTTCGGCGGGACCAACACTGCCAGAGTCTACAACGGGTGCTGCGTCGATGCATTGACCCTCTCGATGGATAAGAGCAGGGCTGCACTCAGGTGCTTGATGGACTACCATGCCGCGTACAGATATGATGCGGGAACCAGCGTGGAGTCTGTGACAGAGCCTACCAAGCAACCGTACGCATGGCACGAGATGCGCGTCCTCCTGGACACCGCGAACGGCGGAGCCTACACTGCAGGCGCGGAATTGGTCGAGCTGCAAAAGGCAGACTGGAAGGTCAGCAACAGCCTGATAACAGAACCTCGAGGGGGACAAAGCGCAGGCGGCGGATACAACACCCGACCACAGGGAACAGTCCGTGCATATGAGCTCGGCCTTGAGTGGGATATGGAAGACGACACCTACATGGACCTCGCAATAGCGGACACAGATGTGGCCTACCAAATCTACGTCTACCGAAGCGCGAACGACTACTTCAAGACTACAATCGAAAACGCCCAGATAATGACGGCGCACGACCCCCTGGATGCTGAAGGCGACTTGGTCACTAACAGCATTGTACTGCAGGGAGGTCAACTTGACACGACATCCGCGAATAATCAAGCGATTGACAGCTACAATGCAGGAGCTGAGTGGATGGTCGACAGCTAAATACCAAGAGGTAACGAAAGTGAGTGAAAAAAAGCAAGAGCAAAGGACAGAACAAGAGTTCGACAAAGAGACAGCAATGCCAGTGACAACCCTTGACTTCGGGACGAAGTGGGGCAAATGGAAGGTGCGCGGGCTCCTGGCTGAAGAAGACTTCAAGGCCCAGGACGACTACATGCAAATCGAGGCCGCAACTGGCAAGACGAAGATTGACACGGTGGGGATGAGAATAACAGTCATCCAAATGGGCACGCTTGACAGCCCGGACGGACCGCACCCACCATCGAACATGCTAAGGCGAATGCCTGCAGGCATGGCAAACAAACTCCTTGAGAACATAAAAGCTCTCGGCAACCCCGGAGGTGAGGTTGCAAAAAACTGACTGAAGCCATCCAAGGCGGCCAGATCCCTGACATCGGAACGGCGAAAAGGCTGCAACGGTTCCTCCTAATAAAAGAATGCGGGCTAACGCTCGAGGAGGTGACCGGGTATAAAAAGATGCCCGCCGCGATGGCTCAGGAGTTCAGTCTGATACATGGGCTGATAAAGAAGAAGGAAGCTGATGAGATGGCAAGACAAAAGAGGAGGATGAAAAAATAAAAAAATGGCAGAAGTGGTAGGCGCGATTGTGAGCTCGGTGGCTGTGAGGCTACAGCTTGCAACGACTGACTTGGAGAATAAAATCAACAGCACGATGGTAGAGTTCAAGAGGCTCGGTGAATCCATCTCAGATATACAGGGGAATCTCGGCACGTTCGCAGCTATTGGGAGCGGTGCTTTCCTGGGTCTTTTGAGTTTTATGCCTGAGGTACAGCGTCAGCTCGCACTACTGCAACCTTCTCTATTGGCACTTGGCCAGGCCATCCAAGACGACCTCGCACCGATGATTGACGTGCTCCGTGGAGCGTTCGAATCGGTTGTAGGATATGTCCAGGAGAATCCGTGGATACAGAAGCTTATAGCGGTGTTCCTGATATTGGCTCCAGTAATTGGGGCGGTTGTTGTTGTGATAAAGCTGCTTGGCTCAGCGCTCGGGGTCTTGTTGAATCCTTGGGTCCTCATCGTCGCATTAATAGCGTTGGCGGTGGCAATTTGGGTCGAGGCCTTTGCAGCGGCTGACCGCCTGGGGAAATCAATAGCTGACCTGATCATAATAGTGCATAACATCAATGAGGAGCTTGGCGGGACCGGATGGACAGGGAACATATTCATAGACAGCCTGCTCCTGATATATCGGACGGTCATGTTCGTAATTGACAGTATAAAGAGCTTGATTGAATGGATAGGAAGCCTGGGGGAGAAATGGGACACGTTCCAGGCGGACCACCCGATTGTCAGTCAGGCATTGACAGGAGATGTTGGAGGTGCGGCGGGAGCTGCTGCATCATCAGTGCTCAACGACATAAACGTGGTCATAACCACCGGGGATATCAACGGAGACGGAGACGTCGACGACCTTGGAGAACAACTTGTTAAAAGGCTTGCCGACTGGTACAGCCAATATGGAGGTCAATAAATGGCGAATAGTGGCTGGCGAATCGGGAGCTTCTACTTCAAGACGCAAGAGGAACCGTACCGGGTGGATGTCCGCAGGGTGCGAAGGACTCAGGTGCCGACGGAGCTGAGGTTCTTGCCTTGGAATATGCTGTGGGCCACCGGGTTCCAGCCGACCAACATCGTCATGCAAGGGCTCCTTGCAGATTTTCTCCAGGGAACAAGCGGGGATTTCGGTCTCGAGGCTTTAGATATCGAGATGCAAAAAGAGGACGAGGTCATAATCGAGTTGGAGAACTTCAACAGCACAGACAACCTCCGCAGATACTACGGCCTACTGACTGATTTCAAGTACACGCTCGATGGAAAGAAACCAAGCCTATACGATTATCTGGTGAGCATGGTCTGCCCGAATCCTTTCGGATACAGAGCAGGCGCAGTGGAATACGA